TGCACGCTGGAACGAGGACCCGCGACGCCAGAACCTGGACTATTGGCGGCAGTACTTCGAATACGTGAAGACATGCGGGTTCCTGGTTGGCCGCGGCGCCGGCGACAGACCCTTCCTGGCTGACCTGGAGTGGCTGACGAAGTCGAAAAATTTCACGAAAGTTCGGGAAGGAAAATATGAGTAACGCGATCAATATTCCGCCGCACAGCATCGAGGCCGAACAGGGCATCATCGGTGGTCTGCTGCGCGATAACGACGCTTTCGACCGGATCGGCGACCTGCGGGCCGAGCACTTCTACCTGGCCGACCATGCCACGTTCTTCCGTGAGCTTACGCGACAACTCGGCGCCGGCCGCACCTGCGATGTGGTCTCGCTGGCGGATGCTCTTCGCGGCCAGGTTGGCGAATGCATGCAGTACCTGCACCAGATGGCCCAGGGCGTACCGTCGTCGGTCCACATCGGCCGTCACGTGGCGATCGTGCGGGACAAGGCGATCAAGCGCGGCCTGATCCGCTTCGGCCGCGAGATCGCGGAGACGGCCGCCACCTCCCCAGAGGAATCGGCAGCCCTGGTCGACCAGGCGTCGTCGACGCTGGAGAAGCTGGCCCGGGCGCGGCTTCGCGTCGAGCCTGTGCTGGCGGCCGACGAGCTGACCGCGCACATCGAGGAGCTGCAGCGGCGCGAGAGCGGCGAGGTGAAGGCCATCTCGACGGGGTTCCCAGCGGTCGACGACAAGCTGAACGGCGGTATCCGCCGCGGCGAACTGATCGTGCTGGCCGCGCGCCCGAAGATGGGCAAGACCGCGTTCGCCCTGAACGTCTCGTGCAACGTCGCAGTCGATCACTCGGTGCTGGTCCTGTCGATGGAGATGCCCAAGTCGCAGCTGCACGACCGCAACCTGGCCACCCTCGGCAAGATCCCGCTCGAGCACCTGCTCAAGCCTGCGATGATGACCAACGCCGACTGGGCCGGACTGACCAACGCCATGGTGAAGATCGGCGGGATGAAGCTGCACCTGGACGACCAGGGCGGCCTGCGCCTGATCGACGTCCGGATGAAGGCCAAGCTCGTGAAGCGCAAGCACGGCCTGGACCTGTTGGTGGTCGACTACCTGCAGCTGATGGACGGTGACGGCGACAACCGCAACGCGCAGATTGAAGGGATCACGCGCGGCCTCAAGGCGCTGGCCAAGGAACTCGACTGCGGGATCGTGCTGCTGTCCCAGCTGAACCGCAAACTCGAGGAGCGTCCGAACAAGCGCCCGATGCCGGCGGACCTGCGAGACTCCGGCGCGATCGAGCAGGATGCGGACGCCGTTGTCTTCCTGTACCGCGACGAGGTGTACAACCCGGACAGCCCGGACCTCGGCATGTGCGAAGTCGACGTGGCCCTGTGCCGTCAGGGCAAGCCGGGTCGCGCCGCGCTGACGTACATCGGCGAGCAGGTACGGTTCGAGAGCCTGGCGCGCGGCTGGTCGCCGTCGAAGCCAGCGGTCCCGAAGCGCCGCGGCCTGGCGGAGCACTTGCCATGACCTATAGCCTGTTCCGCATCGGCGCGGGCAAGGTCTGGCACTACCGCTTCCAGGTGGCAGGGGTGCGAATCCAGCGCAGCACTCGGCTGAAAGTGAAGGGCCGGGCCGAGAAAATCGCGGCGAAGGCCTACGACGACGCGGTCGTGCGCGCCAACGGCGGCCAGCCGGTACCGAGCCTGCGCGAACTGATCGCCGCGTGGGTCGAGGTGCATCGCCCGATCCGCAGCGCGCGCCACATCAGCAGCATCGAGACCTTCGCCAAGCTGCACCTGTACACCCTGGGCGACAAGCCGGTCAACGCCATCACCACGAGCGATATCGAGCGCGCGCGCAACGCGCACCTCGAGAGCCACGCGCCGTCGAGCGCGAACCACTGGCTGCGCGTCCTGAAGCTGTTGGGCATGTGGGCAGTCCGGCGCGAGATCATTCCCGCCCTGCCCTGGAAGGTGCAGATGCTGAAGGTGCAGCGCAAGCCGCGCTCGATGCTGCCGATCGACGTGGCCAGCACCTGGTTCGCCGCGGTCGACAAGTCCGCGCGCGCGCCAGCGGTGGGCACGGCGGTCCGGCTGATGTTCGGCCTGGGCCTGCGCGAATCCGAGTCCTCGAGCGCGCGCTGGGAGTGGATCGACTGGGAACGCGCAACCTACACGCCGGGTATCACCAAGGGCCGCGAGGCCAAGCCGGTGCCGATGGCGGACTGGCTGATCGCGCACCTGGTGCCGCTGCGGCGCGAGTCCGGCCTGATCGCGACGCGGCGCGACGGGCGCCCGCTGCCGGCCGGGTTCTCGCGCGGGGCGATACGGCGGGCCAATGCTTCTTGCGAGCTGGTGGGCATCACGCCTCACCGCCTGCGCGGCACATTCGCGACCATGCTGTCCGAGGCCGGCGTGCCTCTCCAGACCATCCAGGAAGTGATGCGCCACAAGCACCCGATGACGACGATCGGCTACTTGGAGCCGAACATCGAGACCGCCGCGCGCGCCGTGAACGCGATCGGGCGAAAACTTGGAAATGTCCGGCGAGAAAGTGGCGATGCGGCAACGTAGTTTCATAGGAGAACCGAAATTATCAACAGTCATCCGCATCTTGAGCAAGGTTTTCGGGGATTGAAGCCGTTTTGAAGGGGTCCCCCGGCAGTTCTGGAGATGATGGTCCGACACGAATAACGCACGTGATAAAGCCGAATAAAGCCGAGGCGAAAAGCCGCGCAAATGCGCGCCGCACAGAGTGAAATCTGCCGCGCGCGCCAAACATAGGAAACACGGTTTTGCCGAGCAGGCGGCGAAACGACGACGAGACGAGGACGAGCATGACCAACGCATTTTGTGGGGTACCGACGTGAAACAAAAACCGAACATGGAAGAGATGAACATCGACAGGCGCCTGGAGAACTGGGGGCATTGCCAACGCGGCAAGGGCGGCGGCTCGATGATGACGCGGGAAACGCGTCGCGTGTCGCCATACGGCGGCCAGGGCTATCGGTGCATGACCAACGTCGTCTGCACCCTCATGAGGGAAGCGGCAAGCGGACCAGTTGGCGGCGCGGCCACGCAATCGAAGTTCGACTTCGCCGACGCCGCGACGATCAACTCGGCATGGCTGCAGCTGGAAGGCCGACACAAGCTGCTGCTGCGCGACTTCTACGTGCTGGGCCGCCCGGTGAACGTCATCTGCCGCGAGATGAGCATCAAGCACTGGCCGGCATCGCACTGGCAGCGGGAGCTGCGCGCCGCGCAAGACGCGGTAAAATCCGTGCTCGAGAAAAACTAGGGGATCGAGATGAAAGCCGACGAGATCCAAACTCGGATGACTGAGCTGCGACAGTACGATTTGCTCTCGGGAGAGACGCAGTATCGGTGGGATTACAGCATCTATGGCGTGGCCGACAAGTACCGCCCGGGTAAGGTTGACGAGGAAACTTGGCGAAAGCATGCCCGCGCGCGTGCCGCTGCAAAGATCGAACTGATGATGGCGGCCCGATGAGCGCCGACGACAAGCCAATCTACTGCCCAATGCGCTCGGTGAGCCTCGAAGAGTTCAAGGCAGAATACGCCAGCGCACCCCAAGAGGAGCCCGAATCTCTGCGCGTTGACTGGGCCGGCGGTCTTCCGCAGCCGAGCGATGACGACGACGAGCACGGCATGCCCATGCAGCCGCCGCGCGGGCCCGGCCTGTCCGACGCCGACCTGGCGCTGCTGACACTGGCCGCGCGCGCACTCGGCGCCGAGCGGGTCGAGGTCGTCGAGGGCGAGAACTGGCTGAATTTGCATTTCGCCGACGGGTCCACCATGTGGAACTGGAACTCGCTCCTGCACAGCGACGACACCTTCACCATGATGGTCCGGCTGCGGCTGCTCGACGAACACCCCGGCTTTACCTACAAGCTGGCCGAGGAACAGGGCCGAGAAGGCGCCGACGAGGTCGAGGCCGCGCGCCGCGCTGCGACGCGCGCCGCCGCCGAGATAGCCAAGCAACGTTCCTAAACGAAAGTTCTTGACAGCAGGAAATCTGAACAGTAAATTCCTGCCAACAACTTATTTCCGTCAAGAACACGACGCGGCCGGTTCCCGATTGGGAGCCCGCGGCGTCTCCGGAAGGAAAAGACGAAGCCCTGCCCCAGCAATGCGGCGGGGCTTTTGCATTTCAGAGTCTCCTCCACCCACGACCGCGTGCGTGGTTCCGCCCGCCAGGTGCAAGCCTGTGCGGGCTTTTTTATTCGTGATGTCACAAGAAAGGGGGTATGGATGGGCCGCAAATCTTCTCTCACCCCCGAGCAGTGGGCCGAGGTCGAGCGTCGACACCTGGTCGACGGGGTGTCGATCAACGCGCTGGCGGCCGAGTTCGGCGTGAACGAGTCGTCGATCCGTCGCAAGCTCAAGCCCGGCAAGGCCGCATCGCCCAGCGGGAAGAACCCGCTGCACGTGCTGGCCGAAGACAAGGTCCGCGCCGAAGCCGAGGCCAAGCGCGTGACCGCGCAGATCGCCGCCCTGCCCCAGGCCCAGCAGCTGATCGTGACCGACCTGGCGCGCAAGCTCGTCAACATTAGCCAGCACATCGGTTCGGCTGCGGAGATCAGCGCGGCGTCAGCGCATCGCCTTTCCATGCTGGCCAACCAGCAGCTCGATAAGGTCGACGATGTGAATCCGCTCGGCTCGGCCAACGAGCTGAAGACCTTCGAGGCCCTGCAGTCGATGGCGAATGGCGCGAGCCAGATCCCGCTGAATCTACTGAAGGCGAACAAGGACACCATCGACGAGCAGAACAAGCGCGTCAACGACCAAGCCAGCCCGGTCAACCCGGCGCGCGGCACCGTCTTCAAGATCGTGAGGCCGGCGTGACCGAGCTGCTCGAGCAACCGCTGGAAATCGAGCTCTTCGAAGCGTTCGAGTTCCTGCTGTATCCAAAGCGCGTCAAGGTGCCGTTCGGCGGCCGCGGTGGCGCCAAGACCGAGGAAATCGCCGAGATCCTGGTGTGGATGATGTGGCAGTACGGCACGAAGCTGCTGTGCGCGCGCGAGTTCCAGAACTCGATCGAGGAATCCAGCAAGGCCGTGCTCGAGGCGAAGATCGAAAAGCTGGGCCTGGGTGACTTCTTCGACGTACAGCGCGACGGCATCTTCGGGCGGAACGGCTCGTGCGCCAAGTTCGTAGGTCTCGCCCGCAACATCACGTCCATCAAGTCGAAGTTCGGCTACAACGTCGTGTGGGTCGAAGAGGCCGAAAACGTGAGCGAGGACAGCTGGAAGGTGCTGGTCCCGACCATCCGCGAGACTGATTCGGAAATCTGGATCAGTTTTAATCCGAATGAGCCGGACGCTCCGACCTACAAACGCTTCGTGCTGCCCT